CATGGCTTTGGGACAAAACAAATACTGGATTATTGCTGTAAACGGCAAAGGACTAACTCCGCCGGATGATAAGCGGTACGCGCTAAAGTTCAGCTCATTTACGGCCGCGGAAACGTATGCCTGCAAGCAGGATAAATCCACCTGGACACAATGGCAAATTATAGAGGTGGCATCATGAAGAAAGAATTGATTGCATTTCTGGATACTCGCCCTGAAGATGAGTTGGCTAAACTACTCAACTGGGCCCTGAACCAGGCAAACGCCCTCGACGATAGAACTCCATATGAGGAGCGCACAAGGAAAACCATTTACACGGCAATTTTTTACCTGGAGAAAACAGCATGAGCGAGCAAGTTTACGTCGTCCGCATTGAGGACCCAAACAGCAGTGACCCGATTTTCGATGACGAAGAGGCGCGGGTTGACACAGCTGATCCGATGCACGTCTTCAGCTGGTGGGCAGATGCCTACATCGAGTTCTGGGCCGACCTAGTAGGGTAGAACCACGGCTCAGTGGCCACAAGCTGCTGGGCCGACCTAGTAGGGTAGAACCACGGCTCAGTGGCCACAAGCTGCTGGGCCGTAATTGTTTTCACGGAATATGTTATTTCGCGTATTCACGCGGGATATTGCTGTGATATAATAATTATACTCCAAGCGGGTAACGAGAGTTCAATCCATTTTACGTGTTATGATCTAATCAGGAGATACTATCATGACTACCTCTATGCCTGTACAAATCAACCGCATTCAGACTTGGGCCATCACTGGTGGAGTCGCAAATTACTTGCTCCCTTTGCGCATTGATTTTCTTATGGCCTCCACAATTGGGTATTGTATAGATGCCCCCGAGTATTGTGCAGCAGGCTCTACCACTTACGGTGAGTTTGAAGGCACATTGCATATAAATGGCACTTTCGTAGGTTGTAGAGGCGAGAGAGGCTAGAAGAGGCTAAAGATTGCCTTATATACAGACTAACATTCGCCATTAGCCATCTACTATTAGTTAGTCTGTATATGGATGCAATCTCGCATCATACCCACATCTAGGAAATCTTTTGGGTACTTTTCCATTTTACGTGTAAAGGGGAACTACATGGGTAGTAACACATCAGCAAAGTACAACGTCCAACATGGCAAGGGAGCACTTAACAAGCAGGTTATCGCGGAGAGCGTGGTCTTCACGCACGTGATCGGCTGCTGGAATGGTAAGTGGCTTCGGTTTGATAACCTCGCAGTTGCCAAGCAGGTTATGCCGTTGGATCAACATCACCTCATATATATCGACTTCGCGGACCTGCAAGCGCGGTTCCCGGGCGGCGTCCCAGCCCTTTGGGAACTGGGGCGCAGATTCGGAGCCAAAGACGGTAAGCAGTTATGGGCATCGCTCCTTCTGCAGGCATACGATCCACAAGCGCGGTATGATGAGCTCATTGAGACGCAGCAACATGTCAAGAAGACTCGCGGTCGACCGGCGGGAGCTAAACGCTACAGGCGGAAGCTCAGCTATGCCTTCGTCTACGACGAGACCATAGATGCGCATATTCAGGGGTACGCTCGTCTCCCGCCGCAAGCCTGCGCGGTATTGGATATTCTCACGTCTGCCATGTATGACCGCTCTTCGCGAGTCTTCACAGAAGGTGAACTGCAAGAGCTGCTGGAGACGAAAAAGCATATGCTTCACACAAAGCAATCGTCGTGGCGCATCTGGCAGTATTACCGCGGGACACTGATCAACAGGGGCTTCATCCGCTTCGCTAAGGAGGGAGACAAATGAGCAGTTTCTTCGAACGGCATCCGTGGGCAGCTGTAATTCTGATACTGTTAGCTTACGGCCCTTGTAGGCAGATGGACTACGAAGACGCTCGCAAGCAGGAGTGCGCTCCGCGTAGCTACAACGCGCAGAGGGACGCCTGTGAATAAGGTATGGATCGCGATCATGACGGTAGGTCCGTTTCTCTTATTCGCCATTGTAACCATTTTGGTGAGACTTCTCAAGCATGGCTGACACCTTACAACTTCCGGATAAGCTGATAGTGGCCTCTGGCACAGAAGAGCCTTCGCACGTGTACCAGCTGACGCCTACACGAATGTTTTATGTAACCGACTGCGGTCGAGGCTTCGCCGTTAACGTACTCGACGACTTCCTCCAAGCAGCCATCAACGACGGGTTGCCATTCGTCATGGTTTGGTGCCCACAAAGGGAGACAATACACTGATGGACAATGCAGACATCACACAAGAACGGCTGGAGCGAGAACAGATGCTTCGTGATAGAATTGAGCAACAGCCTCCAGCCTACGGCCCGGAAGAGTGCGACCAGTGCGGTGATGAAATGCCCGATGTTAGACGGCAACATGGGTTCCGCCTGTGCATCGAGTGTGCAACGCTGCGCGAGCGGCAGTCAAAGTTTAGGAGAGTAGAATGAAACCAATGCTTGCAGCAAAGACAGATGGCAAAGGTCTTAGCTATCCTCTTCTGGCCTCGCCGAAGCTCGACGGGGTTCGGGCGTTAATCATCAATGGCGTCGTCATGAGTCGGTCATTTAAGCCGATCCCCAACGCTCACGTGCAAGAGTTGTTTGGCCGGCCTGAGTACAACGGACTTGACGGGGAGCTGATTGTTGGTTCACCGACCGATAAGGACGTCTACCGTAACACAACTAGCGGGGTGATGTCCCAAGCGGGAGAGCCTGATGTCTCGTACTACGTCTTCGACAAGTTCGATCACGCAGGCGGCTTTCATACACGACTGCGCGCTTCGCAGGAGATTATCGGTCGGCTAAATCCGGTCATCCCTGTGGTTCCAGTGGAGCATCGCTTCATCTCCTGCGAGCCGACGTTAGCGGCTCTTGAGGAGCAGTACTTGGCAGCCGGCTATGAAGGAGTAATGCTGCGACACCAGAACGGCCCATATAAGCATGGCCGCTCAACTGAGCGCGAAGGCTGGCTACTGAAGCTGAAACGCTTCGATGACTCCGAGGCCGTAATCATCTCTGCATATGAACTCATGCATAACGCGAATGAGGCTACGCAGAACGAGCTGGGGTACACTGAGCGATCCTCCCACAAAGCAGGTATGGTTGGCAAAGGCGTACTCGGTGGCCTGTCTGTTCGTGATGTCTACAGCGGCGTGGAGTTTGACATCGGTACCGGGTTCGATCAGGCCACTCGCGAAGCCCTTTGGAAACAAAGGGATCAGTTACCCGAGCAGGTAATCAAGTACAAGTTCTTCGCGTCTGGTGTAAAAGACAAGCCGCGATTCCCCGTCTTTCTTGGATTTAGGAGTGATCTGTGACCATCGAAGAACTACCGAAATTACGGAGCGATTGAATGACAACCATCGTCAAGATTGAACGTATTGCGTTTATCGAGAAGCGTATAACCAACGCAGCTGGTACCATCAATATCGAAGAGCCTATGGACGAGGCAACAGATAAACTGATGGGCCATCAGGACAAGGTCTACGCAAAGGCAAAAATTCACAAGGGCCGGATCACGGTTCTTGGATTGGTTCGACCGCAAGCGTGGTAGGAGATTATTATGCAA